CTCCCCGAATGAGGGATTGTCCTTCATTAATACTGGGTAGCGCGACAGTGTTAGTAATAGTAAGCGTTGACCCAGATACCGCAGTAGTGATCCCAGTGCCACCAGCAATCGTGACAGAAGAATCAGAGGCGTCAGCAGTATACGAACCAGTGTCTCCTGACAGACTTTGAAGGACATTTTGAACTACGTTAGGTGCGTTGTTGGTGATAGTGATAGCACCAGCATTCAAGTTAGTAGTAATTCCAGTACCACCAGTGAATGTAAGTTGGTCAGTGGTAGTGGTTGCAGTTGTAGTGCCGTTATCAGCGCCGAAGGTGGTGAACACATTCTGGTCCAGGTCACCCAAGGTGCCTGTCATATCAATAGTAAGAGTATCACCAACCAGAGTAGTGGAGATGTTAGTGCCACCTGCAATAATGAGGGTATCATTAGGAGCAGAAGCAGTGGTAGTGCCAGTATCAGCATTGACAGTCTCAAATAGATTTTGAGTGGTGCCTGTACCACCAGTTCCCTGCTCATCGTTAGCAGGAGACCACTTACCTGTTGACTCAACCCATTTCAGAACCTGACCATCAGCAGGACCACCATTTACTGTGGTGTCTACATCAGCGAGAACAGTGATGCTCTGGGTTTCATCTACCAGAGGGATCCAAGCAGCAGAGTGAGCGAAATATCCTTTACCTGTGCCATGTACATGGGCAAACATACCATGATGGTTAGTTGCATCAGGTAGATCTGCTAATTCGGCATAAGGTGCATACCATTTGAGGTATCCATCATCACCATCAATATAGGTATATGCAGAACCAGATCCACCTGCCCACAGTTGGATGTCGCCAGTGCCAGTCTGTTTAAGTACGATGGCATCTGCACCATCAGACTGAATCTCATTACCATTGGTATCAAGATTACCAGTCAGCAGGTTATAGTCTGCCCCACGGAAGGCAGGAGTAGGAGTGGTGCTCCATTGGAGAACCTGTCCCTCAGTGATACCAGCACCGATATCAATTAGAATCTCAGTGTTGTTACCAAGACGTTCATATAGTTCATCAAAGTTAGCATTATATTTAATAGCACCGTCTCTTAGGGTATCACCTGTTCCATCATTTGCCGAAGATCCAATACCGACTAACTGCTTTGTCATGATCGTTCTTTTTTTACAGTTCTATTTATGTTGCGTCAAAGGAGGTCTGAGTAGTCGAGAACTTAACCTCAGTAGATGAGAAGTCTGCATCACCCTGACCGTCACCGAATCCAGTTACAACAAGTGTCGCAACATCAGATGTCAGTGGTGAGTTTGTTGCTGGTGTTACACCCAGACCCAAGGGACCACGCACTTCACATCTGAATCTATATCCAGACATGTAGTTAAGTGCGGTAAACTGATAGGTCGAATCGGTTGCACCAGTAAGCACAGCAAAGGAGAATCCACCATCAGTAGATCTATACCACTGATAGGACTTGGGTCCGTCTTCTGGGATAATAGAAGCGGTAATGCTGAATGTGACTGTTTGTCCAACGTTGATGGTAACATTCTGCGGTTGCAGAGCAATCTGGATCGTTGCTGGGACAACAGTTCCACCGCCACCACCTGGGTCGGGGGGTGGAGGTGTAGCAGCACCATTGTTTGGTGGTTGATCTAATGTTTCACGAGATGTTGTTCCCATAAGATATGGGAATATTGCTTCCAGATTGTTCTCACTATCTAATTCAGTGGTTAGGAAGTAAGCATATGTACCGTCTTGGAACTCTGGTGTAATACAGAATCTTCCATTATGGATGTCCATATTACCAAGACCCTCAGAGTATTCCCAGTCCTGTATCAGAGATCCAGCAGGGGGATTCTGTTGGGTATCACCATAGGTAGGTCTACCCGCTATTTCTTCTGATCTAACTCGGTAAGAACTAGTTGCAAGACCTATGTTACTATCGTTGTCCCATGGGTCTGAATAGAGATAAGGACCATAGATAGGAAAACCATCGAAAGCATAACCAAGAATCTTAGAGTGACCATCAGGATGTCTCAGGTTGTCGCCATTGTACTGGGACGATCCATAGTAGTCGTTATATGCTGCCATGACAGAATTGTCCTTCCAGCATTCTAGGAAGTGAGTGTCATGATAATGATATTGCCCTGTGTTTTCAGGGTGCCCACCACAGTTGTCATCACCAAAACTTACTGGCGAGTCTTCATAGTGTGCATTCCAGTTGAATCCTGTCGGTGGGTTTCCACCTGCTCCTGCGGAGGGATTGTAAAACACCACCCCATTAGCAGCAACACCCACAGCACCAAGAGGTGTATTCGTACGCCCATTCCTTTGATCATAATAAGTGTATGTTCCAGCATGACCAGATCTAGTAAAGTCCATGATCAGTTCCAAATACTGATCGCTAGCACGCCAAAATTCACCCGCCACAGCAGTCTGCTGGGTTCCCCTATATGTAAACACTGCTTTGTGTTCATCAGGAGTACCTGCATCAAACACAAACAGGATCTTGTCACCAACTCTAATAGCAGAACCTAACAAATCGTTGTCATTTACTGACAATGGAATCGTAATAAAGAAACCATCGTGAGCAAAACTATTGTCATCAAATGTTCTAGTAACACCAAAGGTGCCACCTCTATAATAAAAGTCGTGATTGAAATCCTGCTCAGTTACCTGATTTGGATTATTGACATTGGGAAACGTACCGTAGAGGACGGGATCGGGAAGACCATCGCCATCTACGGTGAGCGTTCTAGTGCCAGCGTTATATTCAGCGGTTGCTGTCATTGGACTTTTTGACTATTTATTGGAAGATCTGAGTCGGGTTGAAGTTGGTGATGATAGTAGCACCAGTCTGAACTGTGAGGATCACAGAGTTGGAGTAGACAGGTGTAGCACCAGCAGCAGTGATTGCCACGCGGAATTCATCACCGTCATCTGCCTGTTCAGCAGCATTAGATGTGTAGACCGCAGTGTTCTGACCAGTAATGTTGTTCCAGTCAGTCTCACCATACTGCTTACGCTGCCACTGATAGTTCAGAGGTGTAGTTCCGACTTGGTTATCAGAACTGTTCACAAACTGACCGATTACAGTAAACTGAGCAGTCTGACCTTGGTTCACGGTCACGTTCACAGGTTGTGTCACGATGTTGATGTAACCAGGTGTGATGATAATCGGGTTACCCTGAGCGTCAGTACCTTCGCCAGCGTAGGTGTCGAAACCTTGGTTGACAGCAGGTCCAATCGGGGGCACGAAGTCATCATCAACAGTAGTCTCAACTGCGACGACTGGTTGTGCGTAACCAATACCAGGAGTTTTCACGTCGATTCTCAGGAGACCCATCAGGGCACGAACACGACCGTCGAAACCAGTGGAGGAAACCACGTCCACGTTCGGGCGCGTAGTGTAACCATCGCCAGGTGAGGTGATGATTGCTTTTGTAATCTCACCAGACTTGATGCTAGCAAGAGCAGAAGCACCACGACCCTTGACGGTTCCTGTGTACTCGAAGGTGATCAGAGAGTTCGAGGATTCGATCAGAGCGACTTCACGTTCATCTGCCTCACCGTCGATTTGCAGAATATCACCTGCTTCAATCGGAGGTACGACAGTTGCCGCGATAACGTCAGCGTCAGAACCGATGTAGGAGAAGGCAACGAATGTAGATCCTGCACGAGGAATCTCAGCGAAGATGATTCTAGAACCAACCAGTTCGTAACCAACACCAGGTTCCTGAATCACACCATTGAGCGAGACGATGATGTTGTTCTCAGGCAGGATAGTGTTGGACGACACACCTTCTGTCAGAGTCAGGGAGTAGAAACCACCCTGATACTTCAAGTTGAAGGACGAACGCAGAGAGTCAAACTCGAAACTAATGTCATCGAGTTGTCTCAGTTTACCCACGTAGTAACCAATGAACTCAGAACCAATAGTGGGAGGTTCAGTGAAGGAGATCGAGTCGGAGAACGCTGTGTAGGCGTAGGTTGCACCAGGAGGTTGCAGCACACCGTTGACGAACACGAGCATGTGTCCAGCAGGATCTGGGAAGTATGCTTCGCCGTTGCTAACGGTAAGTTTGAAGGATGTCTCGGTGCCATCGAAACCACGGAAGTAACGATCGCAACGACCCAGCAGACCCTTCGCCTGCGTGACACCAGCAGACCAACCATAGTCAGACTTGATAGTCAGGTTAGAGGGGAAGTCTCCATTGACATCTTCCAACCAGATGCGACCAGTGTCACCACTGATTGCCTTACCTGCGACCTTACCATAAGAGGTGTAGTTGGTAACCTGAACGCCAATGATGTCACACTGAATAACAGGGAAGTTGTTAAGGTTCTCGAACCTACCAAGACCGCCAGAGAGAAGTTCATTGGGATCTGTGGTTGTAGTGCCGTCAGCAGCAGCGCCATATGGAGTCAGGTTAGCAATCCAGATCTTGTGAATGCTGTTGTCAGGATCATAGACATAGTTAGTAACAACGGCAGTCCAACCAGGAATCTTGGGAACAGATCCAGAGAGCAGGTAAACAAAATCTCCCTTCTTGAAGTCGCCTTCAAAACCTTGGTCTCTCAGGATACTACCGATATCACATTCGATAGTCTTCTCAGCATGTACGAACTGATTGAGTTCGATTTGCTGGAATCCCTGAGCGGTGATATAGGCGATGTCGAGGATTCTGTCGGTAATAGAACCGTAGATGATGTCACCATCGATGAAGTCATCTTGCAGTGTCTCGATATCGATCGTGACGCGACCGCCCAGGTTGCTAGTCAGCGAACCAGCAGAGTTTTCGTAAGAAACGATGTCTGCCTCAGCGCCATTACCCTTGTTAAAGATAATCTCACCGTTAGCAAATGCGCCACGATCAATGTTGACTAGCATACGATCTTCGTTAGTGCCAGTCACGACTGCTGTCTGAGCACTATCTACACCTTCCAGGATATCATCAGCAGTAAAGACACCTGTGATATTCTCAACGTAGACCCAACCCTCATCCTCATTATCGCCCGTGAGGACAGAGGTTTGAAGGACTGTACCGAAGTTTGTACCAGCACCTTGGACCTGAACTCTTTCGCCCACGGTGAAGCGACCAGTTGCAGTATTAAGGTAGATCTTCTGGTAGAGTTTGACGATCTCTGCTTCGTTGTTTCTAGTTCTAACAATCTCAGAAGAGGCGTTAGAAGTAGCACCCACAACCACGTCTGCGAGACCAAATGTACCGCTGATGGGGTTGTCAATGTCAGGTTGACCGTAAGTTGTGGCAGTACGAGCAATGCCTGTTCGTACGGGAAGACTCAGTTGCTGTGTGCCTGTTAGAGCAGTGTCAAGAGCGAAGTCACGGAAGCGAGCATCGTGGCGGATCTCCTTAGTGATCTCAAACTGTGTCGGTGTGGCGTTAAGAACATAGACATAATCAATATTAGCAAATGCAGGTTCAACGTCACCAGATGCAATCGCGTACGAGAGAACATCACCACGAGAGTAGAAGTTAGGACGCTGAATGATAACTCTGTTCTCTCTTCTCTCAAATGCAACTTCAATAGTTGGTGTATTGAGAATCAGATCGGGATCCGTGTTCCAGTCAGTACCCTCATCATAAAGGTTCTGTGCATTTGTGACATGATTATTATTAGTCCACTGAACAGTATTCTGAGTAGGAGGTGTACCTCTACTAATAGCATAGTATGCGAGGTTCAGAGAACTATCAATTTTGAATTGTGTAGATTCTTTCTCATATTCATAACGATTTTCAATAGCATTTGTGCCTTGATGTGTAGGATCAAGATACAGATCATATCCATACCATTCACCACCAGAAGCACGATCGTTATAGTCGTCAAGAATACGCTTACAGTATTCACTGACTCTTGTTACGAACCACAGCAGATGTTGCTTGGTTACATCGGGGAATGCGATGAAGTTACCTTCACCATCAAACCATGTGTTAACGATTCTCAGGACACCATTATTGCCACCAGTGTTGAGGTCATAAAGCAGACCCGTAATTAGAGTGTCACCGAAGGATTCCTCAGCAGTGGTTGTGGGATATGCTGTTTGTACCTCAGAGAATGCCTTAGCAGAAACAGCGTGCTTGTTGAAGAGGATTCTTCTTGCAGCAGACTTATCAGAGTTGCTACCACCACCGAGACTGCTGGTCATTAGATCAAACAGAGCCTCAGCAGCACTAGTTACATTCTCACATGTGTAGAACTGATACTCAGTGTTGCTGTTATAACCTGCGTCACGAGTGATTGTAGTCAGATAACTAGGAGCAGGAGAGGGAGATGCAGCAGTTGTGATGGTCTGAATGATAACATCAAACAGGTTCTCGATAGTTGCTGCTTGTGATGCACATGCTTGGTTCCAGTCGCTGCCAGCGTCATAGGTGATAGAAGTATCACGCAGAACCATCTCAGGCGAATACTTGACAGGCCAGATGTTAGGCAGCGTCTTGGAGATTGTACCATCAGTGATGCTAGCAGGCGTGGTGATTGTATCAGTCACAATCGACATCAAAGATGTCATAGCAGCTGCTACATCAGCACAAGGAGTTACAGTGTCAGTATCAGCAGTTACGACATACCCACCCTGGTTATAGGGGAAGAAGTCGAGATCAGCAAAATACTTCTGAGTGTAACCATGACCAGCAGTGATAGTGATCGATTGATCTCTCATCACGGTGATGGCAAGGTCTCTTGCTTTCTCGAAGATCCAGATAGACTCAGCACTTTGAGAAGTGATGTGAGCGAGGTTACCACCACTGACATAGAACTCAGCAGCACGGAACATCTTGTTGTTACCACCGAAGCGGAGGTTCCAGACCAGAGCGTGCAGAACATCAGTTACGTCATGGACGCAGTTGATGTTACCGCCAGGAATGGTCAGACCTGGGAATTGTGCCAGACCCTGTGCGACTGCTTCCTCAGCAATCAGTCTGATGTTTCTCTCGATGATATGAGATGCATCAATATATCTGTCATCGGCACCGTTCTGCTCATAGGTTTCAACATCAACAGAGTCGAGAGAAGAGGTTCCAACGCCACCAGGAGAAACAGTACCGCCGATACCACCGTCTGCCTGATAGATATACAGGTTGTCGCGTCCGAAACCATTACGCATGGTCAGGATGCAGATCTCAGCAGCGATCTTGTACACATCGATAGACGCTTCAACTTCTGACTCAATGTGTGAAATGCTGGAATCCTCAGGGTTCAGATAGAGGAGTGCAGCATCATAAACAGCAGAGTTTCCGCCGTATCTCAGGTCGTGGATGATTGCTTCGATAACACCCATCACGTCGTCGATGCAGTTCTGAGCGCCACCAGGAACCACGAAGTCGAGATACTTCGACAAGTCGTTCATAGTGTAAACTGCCTCGCGAGCAATTACGTGCTTGTTAGCATCGAGCAGATTAGCAGCGTCGATATTTCTGTTAGAAGAAGGATCATTGTAGTTGTAACCCTTGGTGTCAACAGTAATTGTGTTATCTCTGTATGCTGTACGAGTTGTAAATCTCGCCACATAGTAGTCATCCTGAACATCAGTAGGAACACCGAATTCAGATGCAGTAGTACCAAAGGTCAGCAGAGTGTTGTTGACAGCGTGCAGAACCAGTTTCTTGACGTAGTTGAAAGCGTCAAGCACTGCACCGATTTCATTCTCAACGTAGATGATATTGTTATTATTATCAAGATACAAATCAATAACATACTGAGTGGCAGAGTTACCACCAGTGATCAAATCAGTAATAACAGCGGGCAAAATATATTGCTTGATATCACGCTCACACTTAGAATCACCACCAGGAATTACGAGGAAGTCATACTGGGTAAGATCACCAGTAACTTCGTTTTGTATTTCTGCCGAATAGTAATCATTCAGGTAACCAACAGTCTCTTCTGCGATGTAATCGCGGTTTTTCCAGATGAGGTCACCAGCGTCACGGAATCTGTTACCTGTGGGACCAAGGATGTCAGCGATAGTGTCAGCGAGGAGAACAATCTCATCTTGAATTGCCTGAGAAGCAGGTGCTGTGAAGTTGTTTGGAATACGAAGGATGTCAGTGTACTTAGTGCCATTGTAGGTTTCCAGATCAGCACTGGTGGTAGTGATTACATAGTTGATTACATCTGCCACTTCGGTCCAAGTGAAGATGGATTGCAGCAGCTCGTTACCAACGTATGCTAGATCACCAGTCTTGGTCAGATAACCTCTACCAGCGATAACACTGTTGTAGTTGCCACCATAACGAATGTCTTCGATGATTGCTTTGAGGATATACTCCTTAGTATCACGCAGACAGAAGTTTGTACCTTGCTGGACACCAGTACCATCAGCGGTGTCACCAGGCATCACAAAGTCAGGATACTTCTCTTTCATCAGACCAACAGCGGTCTCAGCGATCCAATCAAGGTTCAGTTCGATTGTATCAGCACACTTACGATGCTCATCGCGGGAAAGGTTGATGTCCTCAACGATGATGGTCTTCTCGTCATAGTCGATCTTCTTGGCAGTCGCAGAAGAGTTAGTCTGACCAGTGTAGGTTGCAATCCTATCCTGAGTGCTCATGATGATCGGCAATTCAAAACTGAGACCGAAACTTACATCATTGAGTCCTGTGCCAGTAGGATATGTGAATCCAGGTGTAAAGGCGGCGCTGTAATCAGAGACATTCTTCTTGAAGATAACGTTATCAATATGTCCAACGAAGTTGTCAGTACCTGCCTCGTTAGCACCAATCTTGAACGCACGTTCCAGATATGCATTGTTGTCGGTATAGTCACCGCCAACTTGTGTACCATCAACCCACACCTTAGTGATGTTAGTGGTTCTGGTGACAGCAATGTGGTGCCAATCAGTAGTAGTCATGTTATGAGCACCAGTGATTTGATCACTACCGTTGTACCACCAGTTGATAGTTCCGCCGTTGAGGTAAAGAACAGGAGAACCATTCTCGCTAGGACCACTGGTACGTGTATCCCACAGATATTGCAGACCAGTCAATGTGGTGGGTTTAATCCACATCTCAATGGTAAAGTCGTCAGTGCCGAACTTGTTAACGTCACTCAGGGGATGAGAGAGGTAACCACCAGCGTCGATTCTCAGAGACTTAGTGCCAGACTTGTATTCCAGGATTGTCTGGACAGCGTTAGTGGCAGTAAGTCTGGTGTTGGTGATATACTCTCTGTTTTGCAGAGTGCCAGTGATAGAGTTGGTGAACAACCATTTCAAACCAGCGTTAGCACCTTTCAGTGAGAGGGTAGCACCAGAGGTTGCACCAGTGACGGTATCACCAGGCAGGAAGAATCCATTACCCAGGGGTTCCTTGTAGGATATCTTAAAGACACGCAGGTTCTCATTCTCTTGGAAGGAACCATCGCTGATAACTGACAGAGCATTAATGTTGTTCAGGTTACCTGCATTGATTGCAGTAGTGGCAATCGAGGTCAGAGTATCCAGAGCAGCCTGTACGTCAGCACAAAGGGTAGCGTCGTCGAAGTTAGTACCCTGAGAGTAGTTGGGGTCGTATGTGTGACCTTCGCTAGAAGAAGTCAGATACGGACCAGGGTATGTAGTGGGATCGTAGACTAGTGTCAGATCTCTATCATACAGAAGGTTGTTGATGGCGAGTTTCGCCATGTCTCTTGCCTTGTTGAAGGCAGTGATGGATTCAGCAGTCTCACCAACCAGACCGTTGCTGATAGGAGTGCCATTGGCATCAAAGTAGAATCTAGTGAACTTGACAACACCATAGTTACCATCACCCTTGATATCCTGAACCAAAGCATCAACAAAGTAACCGATGTCACGACGACACTTAGTCTCGTTGATGCTATATGTGTCAGGTTCAGAGAGTTCAATCAGATCAGACAAGGAACCTGCAAGCAGAACCTCAGACACGTTGTCGAACAAGGTTTGCAGGGCAGACTGAACGTCGGAGCAGTTGTTAGCACCGAAGTTATCAGCGTTGCTGCCAGCAGTACCATAAGGGTTGCCAGGTGAAGGATCGGCAGTGATACCAGTGCCACTAGAACCACCAGTGCTGCGCTCGTCATACAGGTTATAAACAACTGCATCCACAGTGTCTGTACCTGTTAGCATATTGGTCAGAGCATTCTTCATGTAACCGAGTGCTTGCTCGAAAGCATACTCAGTTGCCGCTGCTTCATTATTAACATACAGGAAGGTAGTACCATCCTCACTGAAATACATCTGCAAGAACTTACGGGTGTATACAGTGCCACCTTGGAACATGTCCATGGACAGAGCATCAACAAAGTGACCGATGTCGCGCTTGCACTTAGTTGTAGAAGGAATGGGAAGAGTAGGATACTCAACAACCATGTCAGAATAAGACTTGGCTTTGATGTATTCCTTATTACGTTGGATCAAGCGATATGCATCAGCATATCTGCTGAACTGATCAGTCTGGTTATCGCCAGGATAATAGAAACCAGGATGCTGAACAGCAATTTCGGCATTAGCAAAGTCAATGATCTCTTGCTTGTTAGCAGCGATTCTATTGGCAGCGTCAAACCATCTGTTCAACGCATCAGTTACTGGGTTACTATAAGTAACAGTAATAGAACGGAGAGTGTCGCCTGCCGCAAGTGTACCACCTGTCAGGTTCTCATACTGAATCTCAGTAGAACGAACTTCTTCAAAGTCGAGGAAGTCAGCATTGATACGATCAGTGCTATCAAGAATTTCAACAGGTGTAATCGTTGTCTTGGAGATGTCATCCAGAATAACGTTGGTGTTAGTCAGAGAGATCAGACGTTCAAAGATCATACCGAAGAAGGTAGAACCTTTGTTGATCGTCAGGGTATCCACAACGTCACCAACTCTGGGTTGACCGTTGATGGTCTCAGTTATAGCACCAGGGATGCGAGTGTCAGGATCGCCAGGAGGTGTGGTATAGATCTGGATAGTCTCATTGACTTGGACAGGTTGTCCACTCTCAGGATCCAGAGTATTGGGATCAACGTTGAATGCCTGCTCAGTCTTAGGCAGATAGTAGAGGATAGGAGGAGATGCCTCAAAGTCTACCCTTACAACCTCACCACCTGCACCAGAGGTTACTCCGAAGAATGTGTCACCCTCAGTAAAGGTGTTCCAAGCACCAGAGATATTAGCAGGACGCTCCAAGTTGATGCTAGTGATCGGATCTCTATAAGGAGCAATACGTGTGATACGAGCGGCAATGTTAGATGCAGCAGAGTAGAAGATATCATTCAGGAACAGGTTATACTGACCTGTCTCATACTCAGCAGTACCAGAAGTCTTGGACAGAACCAGAGTATCGGAGATGTTACCGTCAAGGTCAAGATTAGTTTCTTCAATAATAGCAGTGTCGCCATCCATGTTAGTGACAGTCTCACCAAACTCAAAGATGGTCTTGTAGTTGACACTATCAACGTTCAGGATGTTAGCGCCATAACCAGCGTTGAAGAATGTGATGTCTTCACCACGCTCGAAGTATCCATCGGACATGTCTGTCACTTGGATGCTGTTCTCAGTCAGGTCGATAGAGGTAACAGTTGCTCTCGCACCTGAGGTCTGACCAGTAATTCTGTCACCGATAAGAACTGTACCGAAAGTACCACCAATGCTTTGGAGGAACAGTTTGGTGAAGGACTTGTCGATAGAACCAACCAGAGCACTGAAACCAGTTCTACCAACGTCAACACGTTCGTTCAGAGCAAAACCAGTAGAAGACCCAGAGATGTCTACAACGTCGATGCTGGTAGCACCAGTTGCAACAACCTTAGCAGTTGTCTCAGTTGTAAAACCAGTAATGGTGTCACCGATAGAGGGGAAGATGCCAGCAATGGTGTTGAGGTTCAGTCTGGTGATCGGCATGACATCGAAATCGATGTTTCTATACACGATCTTAGAATCAGGTCTAGGTGCCTCAGAGAAGACGATGCTGTTACCAACAACCTGATATGAATTACCAGGAGACTGAATCACACCGTTGATGGTGACAAGCAGTTGGTTGTCCTTAACGATAACCTGTTCACCTTCTACTCTAAGAGGGAACGCTTTGGTAACACCATCGAACTGAGAAGAAATATCATCAATCTTCTTAACGATAGAAGTCAGAATTTCCTCAGAGTTTGTCAGTCTCTTCTTACGGAAGAGAACTTCGGAGTTGTTGAAGGTCGAGTAGATCGGTTGAGCAGCACCGAATGAGGTGATCTCGTTGACGTTAGTGTACTCATTAATGTTCACCTGCTTGGTGAAGTCAGCAGCAACCTTACGACCAGATACGTCCTTACCACCAGTCAGTGACAGTTCACCGAACATGTTGAAACCAACAGGGTGGTTGTTTTCAAGAATCTGCTGCTTCCAACGGTTGATAGGAATTTGAGACTTGATAACGTAGGAGAAGTTCTGGTAGAAGTAGGAGTCTTGGATCTTCTGAATGATCTCAGAAGGTTTACCTACATCATCAGTAAATCTACCAGCAGTTCTAGTGATAGCGTCAATGTTCAACACGCCCTTAGCAATGTTGATGTTGTCGATGATACCAGATGCACGAGAGATAACACCCTGTACCTTACCACCAACAACAAAGTCGCCATCAGGATTAGTAATTTTCAGGATCTTAGGTTGAATCTGCCAACCATCGTTTTCGGAAACAACACCGAAAGCAGTTGCAGTTTCAAAGTCTTCACCTTGGAATACTCGCTCACCTTCCAGGAAGCGAGAGGTCTCAACCACTGCTTCTGCTTGACCACCGAACACCTCGGTGAGCAGTACCTGACGACCATCACCCTGAGTCAAGAAGGTAATAAAGTTACCAGACTCAGCGTCAACAGGGGTCAGTGCAAAACGCAGTTGGTCAGATTCTAGACCATTGATTTCACCTGCAATAGCATAGTAAGTCTGAGTAGAAGACAAACTAGTCAAACCAACGCTACTCGGTTTCGGCAGAATACCAACAGTAGAACCAATATCCTCAGCACGGAACTGAACCTCAGCACCAGTGGTAATACCATGAGGGAAGTTGAATTGCAAGTAGTTCAAGTCAAGGTTCACAACATAGGTGAACTCAGATTTCAGAGTAACCTCAGGTTGTGAAGAGTAACCAGCACCAGGATTCTTGATCAGAATCTCAGACAGTCTATTGTTCTTAACGACTGCTTCTGCCTCAGCACCAGTTCCACCACCACCTTGGATGATAACAGCAGGTGCAGAAGTGTAACCAGCACCAGGATTGGTGATTGTAATCTGAGACAGAATAGAAGTATTGAAGAGTTGCAGGTTGATCGGGAATGCAATCTCAGGACGCAGGGTATAGTCATGGGAGTAACCATAACCAAACTCATTGTTTTTCAGAGTCTTGATCTTACCGATCTGTCTACCAGTGAGGAACACAGCAGCACCAGTACCCTCAGCAGGGATTACAACCTCAATAGCACCGCCAGAACCCGACAGTGTGGGTCCAAGGATGCCTGGGATAGCGTCAATGTCAATAGAACCGAAAGTATACCCTTTACCAGGATCAGTCAGAGCAACTTGACTAATGGCACCAGATCCAGTCTCTGGATCGTTCTCAACAGTGATATTACAAAGACCACCTTCACCATCACCAAGAATCGGAATCTGAGTGTATACGCCAGGTGCATACTCAGTACCAGCGGCAGTAATACGAAGTTTCTCAATCTTACGATTGGAAGAGATGTCATCGATAACTGGGAGTTTCTTATAGAATCCACCAGGAGAAATCAACTTAATAGAGTTGATAGGACCGATTGCCTTGGTAGAAGTCGTCGAATAGATCGTATTCGGAACATCTCGGTCATCCAGACCGATTTCAGCGTTTGTGAACTCAGGTTCGTACAGAAGCGGGAATCTGAATTCAGTATCACTAATAATTTCGGAAATAGTGAATCTGCCGTCAAATGGGGTCTTGATAACGTCAATAAAGGAATTATCACCCACAGGGGATGTTACACCCGTTCTAGACGGATCGAAGTAGTAAGTAATGTTAGTAACCTCACCACCGATCGTAAACTTGACCACAGGAGTCTCTGTGGCGGAAGAAAGACCAGGAGTGCCTTCACGTTCGATTACGTTGAAGGAATATTCCAGTTTGTACTGATTGTCTTGTGCAAACGACAGATAGTAACCAAAGTTGGAAGCATCACTCATATCGAAGATATAGGAGTGATTTCTGACCAGAAGCAGTGTCGGGTGCTTGGAGGAGATCTTCACACGGGAAATAGCACCCTGTTCAAATAGGGGATCAGCGGTTGCAGTTGCTCTCAGTTTGTAGATGAAATCTCGTGAAGAGAAGACTTCCTTGACAAAGAAAGAACCATTGAACTCAGCAGTGGTGAATCCTTCAACAAATAGGATGTCATTGTTGGAGAAGTTATGAGGAGACAGTGCAGAACAGTAAATGAGATCAGTTCTGTTTTCAGCAGTTCTAAGGATGTCCTTATTTAAGTTTACAGTCAGTCTAATCCTCTTAACAGAGGCGAGACCGTTAACTTCGGCAATCTTATCGTTAGAGTCCTCTTTGATGCCAGCAGTGATGCTGTTACCCAAGGATACAACATCACCAATGATGAAGTCAGATCCAGGATAAGTATTCAGGATAGTTACGCGATAGTCGGCAACATTGAACGGACGATAGCGAGCATAACTAGAAAGTGGATCATATGTACTAGTGTATTGCCATGTCACGGAATTATCTGTGGCAGTGCCTGCGGTATGTGTCGGAGCGACAGTACCAGACACACCAGCAACTGTACAGGTATACTTGTTTCTACCAAAGTATACAGTATCATCTACATCGTAAGAACGAGTTTCTGCCCAAGGAACGGCATCAGTAGGTGTCGGCCAAGGATAGTCTGCTAGATCAACTTCAATAGCGGGTGCGGCACTGATATACTGCCAAACAACAGCACCGTCAGTTACTGTACCGATTTCATGGGTCGGAGCAGTAGAACCAGCGGTTGCATTGTTAGTTGCATAGTAAATCTTATCATCAGACCAAACTTGGTCATTTACGACATATGCTTTACCAGATTCCCAAGCATCTTGGGGACGAGCAACATCAAACGAAATCTCGTCGATCCTGTTCTCTTCACCTGCATCATTCTGGTACAGATCGTCATCATTGAAGCTACCGTAAATCTTACCGACCTTATAGGTGTTACCAAGTCCAGGATTGTCAATACTGCCAGCAGGAACCTCTACAATAGTGCCATATGCCTGTACGACGCCTTGACTGTTGACCTGTTGCAGGATGCTGCCTTTCTCAAACTTAATCGCTTGATTGAAGACGAATTCCTTAACAGCATCGATCTTCTGGTAACCAGCGTCTCTAATGTAGTATTTTGGAAGAACCAGAGGTTCGATTTTCAGTTTTCTGCCCAGAGGGGTCGGAATTGTCGAAGTCTTGGATGAGTAAGTGTATCTCTCTTGTACAAAGTTATAAGTACCAGGAGCAAGAGTAGATACAACATCAGAGTAGTCAAGAATCTGCAAACCAGAAGAACCGACGTTCCAGGTCGTAATTACAGGATTCGAGATGGTATTAGTAGTGTAGTTGATACCAGTGGTCTGGAAGTCGAGAGTTTCGGTGTTTCTAGTTCCATCAGGCACAAAATTGCCTCTCTTGGAATGGAGACGATCAAACTTGATCAATTCCAGAGCATCATTGGTTGTAGTGATTCTATAACGCTCAGTAGGAACAATCAGGGAAGATCCACTGTATACTGCTCTCGGATCAACGACAATATCGTCAATATGACCAATGAATGTGTTATTGATCAAGGGACCGCCCTGAGCGGCACCAATAGTCAGGTCATTCATCACGATGTCGTTTACAGTCGTCTGTGTAGAGACTTGGACGCCATCAAAGTAGCAAGAGTAGACATATGCACCAAGAGACGGTTCTTCCTTCACCAGAGCGATGTGGTGCCAATCTTGGTCCTGCATAGCAGTCCAATAGGTAGAACCAACAGACCAAACAGTAGTTGCGCTACCACCAGCGGGATTTGTTTGCAGACCGATCTTACCGAAGGTTCCACTGCCAGAATCGCCGTCGATAATGTACTGAACATCACCACCAGCGTCATCGACGACTGTGATCATGTTAATAGTAGGATTATTGGTAGCATGGGTGTTATCCATGCGAACCCAGAACACTGTGGTCCATTCTTCAAGCAGATTGATGTCTTGCCAGACCAAACTGTTGGTATCTTGGAATTCAAGAGATCTAGTTCCAAACTTCGCTTGTGTATCGCTAGAAGCGATGTTAGCAGCGTCGAAAATGGTAATCGTGCTTACTATGTTTTGCTTAGTGTCGTCATAGGTCGGATTTGCTTGATCTTCAAATCTATGAACGATTGTTTGGACAGGATTCTGTCTATTGGTCGCCAGAATGATGTCACCAGAGTTATCCACTGCATGGGAGTGGACTTTGAATCCAACATCGTTAGCAGACTTGGAAACATGGGTAATCTTGGAATCTTCAATGGTTCCGTCGTACTTGAATCCGAAGATGGTCGCTTGTAGGTTATTATCTTCGAGTTGAGTCTCTGTGACGACGTTAACATTGCCAAATACGTCCAGAGTGATGCCAGCGTGCTTGATCGACTCGAATGTAGTCGAAGGAGCAATGATCTTAGCAAAATCCCACTGAGGAGATGCAACAGTCAGTCTGATTTGATCCAGAGCGATCTTGAAGAAGGCAACACCATAATTCTTGGTGCCATTCCACATATCGCAGACGAAGAACAGATCATTGTACTCATCAAGGATAAAACGAGGTCTCTGTACGTCACCACCAGTTACAGCGAGACGTTTTACATAAGACATCTCAATGTTAGCACCGTCATACTCCATAACACCGAACAGGAGGTCAGAGTTGTCCTCATCGATGCCACAGAAGGCAATCTGGTTGTCTCCAAGGTAATATAGTTGATGCATCTGCTCACCTTCGGTGTCAGAAGCAAACTTACGCTTCTCTACAACATCACCTTGGTTATTGAGTTGCATGACCCAGATATCATCAGGATCAGGAGAGTTGGTGTCAGTCCAACCGCAAATATAGACTCTTTGCTCGTCATCCAGGTAGATGTCACCAGCATAGTCACGTCTAGTGCCACCAGACACACCAGCGATCTCTTTCTGGAACCTTACAAGACCTTCTGGGTTGTTAGCATTGTCAAGACCAGACTCATACTTAGCAACAAGGATATCAGGGTTGTAACCAGCAGTTCCTTGGGATTCAGTCTCACCAATCAAGTAGATCAGGTGATTTTCTTCGCTGGTCTCATCAAGATACATCTTCTTCCAACGTGCAGTCTTGATAGAAGAACTAGGAAGCAGTGTTCTGTCCCAAACAACACTACCAAGGTCATTGAACTTGGCAACGAAGGCAGAACTATCACCATTAGTCTGAGTCAGTTCACCACAGACATACAGACTACGATCAGAAGCAACAACGGAGTCAAATACTTCAAAGGTAGCACCAGTAGACTCGGAGAACTCAGTAGACCAGTAATATGTCTTCTTGAATCTCTGAGGATGGGAAACGCGGATTTCTGGGGGATTGTCAGTGACATAGTTGAAACCAGAGTTGATAATATCAACCTTATCAATCTTACCAGTCGTGGTATCCAGTTTGATATCCAGTTCAACGTCTTGACCCTGAGAACTGATGATCTCATAGGTCGGAGGAATTGCCTGATTGTAACCAATACCACTTTGAGTGATAGTAATCGAATCGATGCCTGTAACAACAGACATGTAGAAACGCTTATTAGTATTCTCAGTAATAACTCTGGAATTGACGATCAGTTCGTCTTGTGCAACTAGTTCGTGGTCTGTGGTGGTTGTGATTCTACCGTAGGGGATGTCATTGATGATTTCTTTTCTATACTGCGAAATACCTGCACCTTGCACAGATTCAACCTGTGCGCTAGCGCCGAAACCATCTGTTCCTGTATTGTCAAAGAATAGTGTATCGTTAACCTGATAGGAAACACCAGGATTCTCGATAACGAAACCATCGATCTGAGCATTCTCGAATTTCGTCGTCGTCTCAACTTCGATATCGACTCGGGATTCTGTCGAAACTCTTGGGAAGTAATCATAGATTTGAAGTGCTGCTTCCTCCGTCATCGCCTGATCTGTGGCGATCTCCTCAGGAGAAATGATACCATCATTATCTATGTCTTCAATCTCGAAGATAATAGTGTCACCTTCACGCTCAGTGACCAGCTGGTCGGACTGTTGGTTAGGTTGACGATCAATATCGATATCAACTTCCTCGTAAGGATCTCTGAAACGAGACACATCGGCAGGGATGTTCTCCTGAGTTGCTTGCTGACTCAGGTTCCAAGTATCGACCACAGAGTTGAACTGAGGACCAATGATATAAGGGAAGACAGGAAGACCTGCTTCTGATGCATCAATAGTGATGAAGTAAGCATATATGCCATCAGGATATTCAGGTGTCTTACAGAAACGACCGTTGTACGGGTCAAGATCGCCTTCTTGGAAAGTATATTCGTAATCATCAACAAACTGTCCAGCAGGATAGTCAGTCAGAGAAGGACCATCAACACGAGCAGGGTTGGGGTTAGTGTCAATATCATATACTACGTTTGCTTTCAGTTTGTAAGAAGAACGCATTCTTCTGATACCGCCACCAGCATCAGTAGGATCGATGTAACCGTAAGGTCCATAGATAGGACTTCCGTCAAACGCCCAACCAATAATTGGAGAGTGGGTGATAGAGGCACCAGTTTCAGTTCCTTCTTCTTTGAACTGATTGGTTTCTGGATCGAGGATTACGTTATCACCAACCACATAGCGTAGTTCTTTGGGGTCGGATACGTGAGCATACTCACCACCATACTGGTTATTGAAACCAGTGAAAACATAACCACGAGCAATATCATACTTGGAACTCAGATCATATTCCAGGTTCTTGTTCCACTGGAACACATCTGCTTCAAATGTAGCAAGTTGACCAACGGGTTCCAAACGTACAGTAGTATTACCCTGAGTGTATCCAACACCACGGTTGGTGATCTGCACAGAAACAACCTTACCCTTATCCTCACCAAGTGTACCGATAATAGCAGTTGCCTGAGCACCAAAACCATCACCATTAATGAAGATTGTGGGTGCAGTTGTATATCCAGAACCACTATTAATAATAGCGATAGAAACGATACGACCGTTGATAACGATAGGTTGTGCCAGAGCACCTTCACCAGAGTTCAGTTTTAGAGTAGGTCTATCAGTGTACCCACTACCCCTAGAAACAAGGTTAACGCCAGAAATGGGACCACGGACTTGTGCAGTAGCAGTAGCACCAGAACCGTTTCCACCTGTAATAGAGATGGTAGGTTGAGAAGTATAACCAGTGCCAGGGTTTCCTACCAGAACACGAGTTACACGACCGTTAGTGACAACTGCCTGTGCGGTAGCACCAGATCCACCACCACCAACGATAGAGATCAGAGGTTGAGCAGTGTACCCAGAACCTTGATTAAGAACGTCAACACTAGACAGTGAACCATTAACAACTACGGTTGCAGATGCACCAGTGCCACCACCACCACTAATTTCCAGATTAGGGGGAGAACCAGCATCGTAGTTCTCACCAGAGTTAGTGATATTGATAGCAGTGACAGGACCAAAGGTCACAAATTCTTGGTCCTTGTAAGACCATGCAGCAACACCATTAACCCAAGAACCAATAGGAGTATTTGGTTTGATAGTAGTTCTTGTAGAAACGGTTTCTACGTTTCTGGGGAATCTCAGTAGTTTACGCTGGTTACCAGGGATTAGTGCAGAACCTTGGAAAGGACCAATCTTATAGTTGGGTAGACCAGAGGCAGCAACGTAAACATAGTTATTATTGAAGAAAGAGTTCTGAACGTTAGAAGTAAACAGAGAGATAACTTCATTGATAGTGCTCTGTGTGGATTTACCTCTGTTCAGGTCCACAGACAGCAGGATGTTACCCTGAGGTTCGATGTCAGTAGGAACAGGGATCAAATACGAGAAGGTAAAGTCATCCAGACGTGCAGTAACTTCAAACGTACCGTTATAAACAGCAGGGTTTGCACCATAGATGGTCACAGCGTCTTCAACGAGCAGACCATGGGGGTTAGAGCAGGTAACAGTAGCAGTTCTGTTCAGACCACCTGGTTCAATACGATCAACACGGATCAATTTCTTAACGTTGTACAACCAGGATTGCAGCAACTCAGATTCGTCAGTAGAACCAAGTGCAGCAACGTTCAGTTTGTCACCAGGCAGATAATAGGAACCTGTATCTTCCAGAATGGTAGTTCCTGCTTCTGCAATACCCAAAATGCGAAGTTTGACTTCGGTTTCCTGTCCACGGTTAGCATATACGAAAATATCCGAGAAAATGGTCGTACCAGGATCCCAATCCTCTACAACACCGTTTTTAGAACGAGTACACTCGATGAACTGGTTCAGAGACTTCTCTTTGTACTGTACAGTCTCAACACCGTCAATAATGATCGTACCGTTCTTCTCGGGCCATCCAATAGTCGAGTCAACAGTAATAATACCTTCTGTGGTGTCCAGAGGTTCAACAAGAACAGTTTTATACGGAATTTTGAACTCACCAGTCAATGTTTCTTCGGAAATAGCGAGTTCATAAATGACATCAGTACCTTCGATGATCGAAATCACGTTTTCGATCAAAACTGCTGCATCTTTGATGTTCTGGTCAACAGGATCCGCAACTTGGACTAACTGAGCATCTCTCAGGTTAGCAGGATCACCAGAAATCAGTTCTGCACGCAAAATGGTGTCTACAACCCAAGATGCAGCAGAAGGAGTGATCATCTCCTCCCTAGGATAGTACAAATCGACCTGTTCACCGAACAGAATCTTAAATAGGTACTGTGTGGCAGTTTTCGTACCTTTGGAGAGGTAGAAATCCTTAATAGACTTAATTACACGAATAGGATTGACCTGAGAGTAGTCAATCTGGATCGTGGGCATGTATTGACGACGGAACTTGTCAAATACCTGCTTAACGATCATCGAGTCAAGGTTGTGGACCGTAGATCCACTATTGTGAGTCGATTGTGCTAGTTGTTCTTCCTTAGCAAAGACTTGGTTATGGTATTCGTCGAATTCTGCAACGTCAGAGACGCCACGAGCACAACCACGCAGTGAAGACGGCTCATATTCACGTCCAGAAGACAGAATAGTGAAACCAGTGATCTCACCGAAACCAACATCACAAGATGCTTGTGCAGAAAGCGGTGTAGCGATGTAAACCTTGGGCGGTTCGGTGTCAGAGTACCCAGAACCAAAGTTGACAATGTTAATGTCAGTAATTTCCCCGTTGAAGATGGTAGCAACTGCCTCAGCACCAGTACCACCGATTGCTTCACCCAGAGGACCCTTACGATCGTCTACAATGTAGACAGAAGGAGCATCGGTGTAACCAGAACCACCTGTCAGCAGGTTGATGTTAGTTACATTACCGTTAGCAACGGTTACGTCGAGCACCTGTGCGCCCACAGGTTGGATGATACGTGCTCTCGGGGCAGAAGTGTACCCTCTACCTCTATTAGTAATCGTTACGCCGACAACTTGCCCATCAGGTGAGACAGTACAGGTTGCTTCTGCGTCGATACCGTCTTCGGGGGCAGGATCAATGTAGATTTCGGGAGGATTGCTGTAACCCAGACCCAAAGCAGTAACTTCAATCGAACCAGCAACCAGACGACCCTCAGAATCGATCACAGGGTCGCTGACAGCAGCACCGTTAGGGTTGATGAAGGTGATAGCAGGAATAAAGTCGTATCCAGAACCAGAGTTAGTGATCTCGATACCAGAAACCTGACCAGTGGTATCATCAACAGTAATTTTTGCTGCTGCTTGTGATCCATTGATCAAATCAGAAGGGGGAGTGATGCTAACAACAGGGGGGTTGGTAGAACTGTAACCTTGACCACCGTTAATCAGTTGAGTATTCTTAATACCATTGACCAAAGTACGACCAGCAGCAGATTCGCCTCTACCAGTCGAAGAGAAGATAGAAAGTTTTGGTGCAAAGTTAAGTTCGTATCCACTACCGCCATTTTTGACGATGATCTTATCAATCTCTCCGTTAGCACCTACTCTGGTAACTGCTTCTGCACCTTGACCAACAGTAGGAGACACATATTCGATAGAACGAATGTGGAATGTATCCTGAGTAGAGATATTGACGAAGAACTTGATTCTAGTGTTGTTATCAGTCAACACATAATCGTCATAAGGACGTTGGAGCACACCATTCCTATTGATAATCAAACCGATCTCAGCAATCGGAGCATAAGGTAGATTCTGATAAGTCATGGTCATGGAATCTTGACCAGCAAGATCATCGACCGAAGGAGTTACCAGATCTTTGATAATAGAATCAGCAAAACCAATGTAATATAGGATCTGTGTTAGTTCTACCTGATCGTTACCAGTTCTGGCACGAGGAGGAGTGATGAAATTGATCTGAGAACCGCTGATAGTGTAATCAATCGTAGGAATCAGCAGTTCACCATATACAGTAACAGCAAGGTGATCAGCAGAAACTGGGGACACAGGTGTACCCAGGAATTTCAGATCAAAGGTAGTGCGAGTTCCATCAAAGAACTCCCAGGGAGATTCAAGTGCTTGTCTCTTCTTATTAAATTCTTGCAGCGAGATGCCAGGGGTCAGGATAGCATCAGGACCACGGACAATCTCTTCGTAATAGATGATTTCATTATCGATCATCACCGAACCATTGGTCGGGATGAAACCATCAATTTCTTCTACTTCAATGAAGTCATCATACAAACCAACGTCTTTGATCAGAGAGGTAGAAGACGTAAGTGTCTCCTGATCATACTCACTAAGATCCAGATACTTAACCAGATTGTTCAGGACGTTATAAGGACGACCTGTTTTCTCCTGAGATTTGTAATACTCAATCAGAAAATTAACTAGTTGCTCGTCCTCAGTCCTAATGAACTCAGGCAGTTGATTGGCAACTCTGTCTGAAACGTTGATTGTATTTGCAAACATTTATCTTAGAAACAGGAGTCGAGTTCTGGATACGTGAAGTTTCCAGCGGGGTAGCTGATTGTATTTATGTTGCTGCCACCATAGTTCCATCCGTTGAAATTAAAGGGATCGAAGGCGTTTGCAGCACCAGGATTCACGTTGGTATCGCGTGGGAAAACACGAGGATTGAATAGTGTAGGATCCACACCAGCAGGGATAATAATCGACCCACCAGAAGGAAGAACTACAACAGGAATTCTAGTTGTACCATCGGGAGTGTCAGCCACATCAAGAGGACCAACACAAACAATACCTTTGTTATAATCAACTGTACCAACAGCATCATTCAGAACAACTTCTTTTTCGTTTCTATTAGTAACCATCATCATGTTACCCAGACCGTCATCACGGAGATTGACAGGAACCAGTGTTGCTGTGCTCTGTGTTGCTGTGTTAACGAGGACGTTTTCGAGTGCAGTGTTACCACCAGCGATTACATCAGTGTTATTGACGGTTGTTCCTTCCAGAAGAGAACCAGCAGCCTCACCAGCAGCGATCAGATCAGCAACTTCCTCGGTATAACCCGTAGCATAGAAGGTTCCAGACTTAACAGAGGAGAACTTGGGTTTACAAGCGGAATTGCCACCATCTCCGCCATTACCACCATTTCCGCCGTCTCCACCATCTCCATCGCCACCATCTCCATCGCCACCGCCACCACCACCAGTGCCGTCTGTGCCACCAAAGTCATTCGGGTCCACAATCGGGTTGGAGAAGTCCAGACATTGAGAGAACTGGTTACCAAAAGTGAATTTATCCAGATTCTGACCAATAGTCATTTGAGTAGTCGTACCGCTGATTGCATTGTCAGCGGAATCGACCATAGCATTAAATTTGGAAGGTTCTAAGCGACCACCAAAGCGATTATCACGATTCTGAGCATTGAACTGGTCAACAGACTTCAAGATAGCAGAAGCAAGTTCGTTAGAAGAACGATTTGTCTGGTTTCCGTTGAAGTTAGGGTATACTGTTGGAGAAATATAGAAAATAGTTGGGTCAACGATCACAGGCTGAATCGATGCCATCGAATAGTCAAGAAGTTGGTTCTTGATTTTCTGTTTTGTAGTGGTATTGAGATTCACACCACTCTTGGTACGAATAGCAACGTATACTTTACCGTATTCTGGGGGAGATAACTTCTCACCACCATATGCAGTCACTGACGCAGCAGAAGGATACAGTTGTGAGACCAGATATGCATAGTCAGTCTCAGTAACTGCTCTATTTTGAACAGAGAACCCTTTGGGTGCCCTATACTTGATGCTCAGAGCACTTTCTCTTTCGGCACCATCGGCAGAAGTCTCAATAGTCTCCATTGTGATTGCCTGAGGCAGCACAGGACGACCAGTAGAGTCGATTGCACGACCGATGAACCCAAACTTCTTCGCACCGTTCGCTTCGGAACCATCGGTGTCGAGATATTCAACAGTGATGAACTCATTGTCGATGAGTTTACGTCCAAGTACGCCATCACCGAACGTAATCTTGAATCTAAGGTCCTCAGTCTCTTCTAAGAAGTAAACCCTAGACGTTGGAGTCAGTGCTGTGACGTTATCAGAGAGAGAATATTCATCAACTTCAACAGATTGCTCGTTAGGACGAACCAAAACCTTCATTCTGGCAGTATCCACGTTCTCAGACGGGATCACATACTCAGGTTTCTTCGTATCATCAACAGTAAAACTATAATTAAGAAGGTTACCTTGATAGATCAGTAATTTGTTGAATTTAGCCTTGCCAGTTGACTGATCTACTGCCTCTTCTACGTCATCAAGTGTGGCAAAGACGTATGACTCTCCATCAACAGTCGCTACAAAGACATCACCCTTCTTAATTGTGATGGAAGTGGGGTAAGACTGGTCACCAGGCAGCAGAGTTGCCTGCATAAACATCGTGATACATGCTCTCGATGCCTTTTTAGACCTAGGGGTATAACCAATCTGCTTTGCAATCCTTACAATGTTGTCTCTAACAGTTGCAGATTCCAAAAAGGACTCGTTCATCGACATGTTTGCCGTGAACGAAGCATAGTAAGTATTGTATGCTAAAATATCGATCAAATACGAGGCAGCAGATCCCTCAAAATCATAATCTGTGAACTCTTTTCTGGTTCTTAGATAAGATCTGATTGACTCTTTGATTTCAAAGAAGTCTAGGGATGTTAGTTCTGATGGAAGTGCTGCCATTTTAGGTGCGCTCTAAGAGGAAGTCGATAATTTGGACGAGTTCTTCGCCAACAATGCGATATTCAATAGACACATCGAGGGCATCTTCACTTTCAGAGAGCGTCACTTCCACATCTTCAACCTCAACACGAGGTTCTAATCTTTCAATAGTATTTCTAATCTCATCACGTAGGTCTTCTGCGCTGAAAACGTCAAATGGTTCAAACAGCATCCCTCTTACACGGGATCCAATATCATTCTGAAACGGTCTCTCTCCGAATGTTGTCATGATAAGGTTCCGAACTGATTGCTTGATAGCGTTTTCGTTTTTCAACGTACTAAAATCTTCTGTGTTCGGGTTCATGTTGAAGGACATTGCAAGATCCTTGTACCCTCGCGACAGAAATTGTTCAGATCGGAACCTATATCGTGCCAAGTTACTGATTAATCAGTGTGTTCTGGTTTATTTATAGGGTCAGTGGGGGGATTGTATTTAAGGTACTCCCAGAAAGTCATTTTCATTTCCTTCTCGGTCATACCACAGTGCTTTGCTGCTTCTGGAAGATTCATCCTGGCATGGAAGAGTCCAGTATTGGACTCCTCTACCAGTTTGGGAGTGGTCTTCACTCTATTTTCCTTGACCACGGTATTTCTTTTTCGCATTATTTCGTGAGGTCGCGGCATACTTAGTATTCTTAGAACATCCTTGACGTGTACACTTGGGTTTGCCAGGCATAAAGTTAGTGCCTGAGATACCGACTTTGCTTCGAGTTGCCATGTTTCTCTGTGTAGAACTTTAAGATGATAGCACAGTTGGGGACCCATATGCAATCATGCTATTACAGGGATAAGACCAACCTAAGAAACCTGGTGTTCCAACACCAAGGGGATCCAGAACACGAGCAACAGGAAGTTTCAAAGCGAACACAGTCAGTGTTGATGTGAATGCAAATCGGAAGTGACCAACACCAGCACAGTCTTCAACCGTAAGAATAGAACATGCAATAGGAGTAGGCACAGGACACAGACCTTTTGGACAAGGACACATATAGATTACGATGTTGGTACATGTCGAAACGTGTGGAGTGAACACATCACCAAATGTCATGGTCGGGAGACCATTTGTTAGCACCGTTGCCTTCAATGCCGATAGTGGATTGATAGGAATCAGCGGTTGTGGTGGCCACCAACATGTCCAGTCTTTGATGACAATACTATATGGGATTGGTGGAGTGCCACACGCCTGAACAGAGTGTACTGTTGGTGGTATGCAGATACCATGACCTGAGTCAGGGAGACCTGTGATTGGTGCTACTGGTAGTAATAGTCCGTATGCCATGATTAGAAGTCTTCTGGGTTTTTCTGTCCGTTGAACAAGTTGTTTACATCAGTAGAGAATTCTGAGATCTTAGAATCTACGTCTTGTCCATAGTCAAAGTCGTCATCATAGAACTCTTCCCAACTATCGTCTTCAAACTCAATATCGTTGAGGTCATCGTACGTTCCTGCCTTCTTCTGCTTTTTGAGAAGTTCTTTATCGCCAGGGTCATAAGAAGAACTATGCTTCTTCCTGAGTGGTACAGGTGGGTT